CCACCAAGTGACAGGAATACAGCTAGCGCCATGATATTCGTTTGAAGTTTTTTCCAATCCATATTTTGTGTCAACTTTAGTGCAAAGCCTACACCGACCATTGCTCCAACACCGATGACAAGTACGCCTAAAGCAAGTAGAATCTGTGAAGGATCTTGCGCAGATAATATTGCAGCCATAAGAGCTATCGAAGCTGCAAATATTACTCCACCGGTTGCAAGAGCCCCGCCCATCGCAAATAACTTACTAGAAATTTGTTGAGCATCTGTTTCTTTCACCAATTTAACTGCAAATGCAAGAGCAGTCATTCCTGCTGCTGCTCCAACCAAGACCATCAGCGGCACTGCAGCAGATATGGGGTCTGCAATACCACCTGCCTTCAATATCCCATAAATTACTATAAGAGATACTGCCAACATTGGTCCTGCTATAGCAAGTGCAGTTGCCATGGCAAGTAACTTGAAACCTAAACCCTTTGCATCTGCAGCAGTGAATTCTGCACTCTTTACTGCTGCACCTGCATTCTCACTTATAGAACCCACAGCACCAGCAGCACTTGCAGCATCTTTTACGCCTTTTACCGCCTTAGTTTGAAATATACTTTCTGTCATCGACTTCATGGCAAGGCCAACTGCAGCTCCTGCTGCATTTGATAGACCTTTCACCAATGCACCACCTGCAAACCATCCAATGATACTAGCTATGATGATATTACCATATGGTTCCCAGACCTTTTCCTTAATTTCGTTGAATACTGCATTCCACACCTCTGCAAAGAATCCAAATACGACACTTTTGACTTCTTGTATGAATGAAGGATCAGTGAATAAATCCCATAGGGGTGAGATGATTTCACCAAAGACAGAAGCCAATTCAGAAAATGCACCTGAGAATGCTCCCTCTAGACCATCGAATAAACCACCAAATATTCCTGCATCAGGACCCATTGCTGCATTGAGTTGTCGTTCGATCTCCTTATTTCTTTCTTCTGCAGGAAGTGTTTTGTCTACGGTGGCAGCAATCTCCTTACGTTTTTCACGACGTTTACTGCGGAGTGACAAGTTATCTTTAATTTTCGATAATATAGGTTGTATACCTGACCATGCAAATCTTATGGCACCGGCTAATATGTTCGATAGTGCTTTACCAAAATTCTTGAATCCATCCAAGAACATCTGGGCAGGTCCTGAACCACCACCAAAGAATTCTAAGAATATTTTCTTTATATTTGTGAGAAGATTTCCAACTGCATCCTTTGCCTTCGTAGGATCCTTTAGATCATTGAAGAACATTTTGAATTGATCAACGATCTTACCCATCAATGATCTAAATCGACCAGGATTGAAGAACTCTCTAAATGCCGTGATCATCTTGGATACACCTGGGAATGATTCGACAAATGCCCTACCCAAACGTCGTCCTGCCCAAAACACGACACGCAGTGATCTTCTGAGGCTACGTAACATCATTCTAAATGGGTATGCTCTTTGTATGCCAGTCGTGAATCCCTGTGCAAACATGGAGAAGAATCCACCTTTGAGTGACTGTCCTGACTTTATCAAACGTTCAATAGAGTTAGCCAATTTGCCCATGGCCTCCTCTTGAGTCATTGTCTTCTTCTTATTCTTCTCCTGTTGCTTCTCCAGATCCTTCATGGAGACGCCTTGATTCTTAGTAGAAAATGCAAGCTTTGCAGTTGCCTCATCAAGACCCGTATTTGCGGCCAATAACGCCAATTCCTGACGTGACATTGTTGCAGCATCTTGACCTGCTGCAGCCATCGACTTACGTAACATGTCTATACTTTTATCTGGTGATGCTTCCTTGAGCATTTCCATCGTGTCTATGGTCATGCCAAAGGCTTGTGATAGATTTGATGTGGCAACAGCAGCATCATTAAAATTGTCAAACTTATCTAATATACCTGCAACTTCTTTAATTTCAAGCCCTAGTTTACGAACATACACGGAAGCACGTGACATCTCGTGGACGGTGAGGGACGTATAGTGCTTTGTGTCTTGCATCATGTCACCAATGTCACGAGATATCAGTTTATGACTAATTCCAAACTTCTCTGCCATGCCCATAGATGCAACAGTCATCTCGTTGAGCTTATCCTCCAAGGTTGCGCCGGCAATTTTGGCTTCAAGACCCACAAACTTCATCTGTTCGTGTGACAGACCTAGACCCTTCGCATACTGACCGATGATTTCAGGTTGTTTTGCAATTTCATCACCAAATAAGTGTGCAACATTACCCATGGCAGTGAACATCTCAGTAAAATATGTCAACTGCTCTGCGCGGTTACCAAAGACTCTGAATGCACGCAGACCAGATGCCATCATTCCATGCATGTTCTTTTCAGACTGCATGACATTCTTTGCGATGTCTTTACTTAGATCTCCAAATTGCTGTCGGACCTTCTCTCGCGCTTGAGCAAATTCATTGCCGCCACCCATTCCCTGGGCCATGTCGACAAGACCACCCAGTATCTTGAACGGTATCGAAAGTATAGATGCACCCAATTGAAAGACATTTGATGTTATAGTCATAAATGTCTGTCCAACAAATTTTCCTGCAGATACAATAGCATTAAATTGATTAACTAAACCCTGTCCTATTCCTAGTGCAAAAGCACCCACTACAATCTGAGTTTCATCAATTGTATCTTTTGTCTTCTTTACATTCTTTTCAAACTTGTCAATCGTGCCATCAACATTTCTTAATGCTGCTTCAAGCTCGTCAAAACCCTTATTTAACTTTTCATCTTCTTTGCTTGCATCTTCAAGTGCCTTAGCTAGGTCTTCTGTTGTGCTCTTGAGCTTTTTTGCTTCGTCATTCGTACTTGACATGCTTTTCAGAAGATCATCTAAAGATTTTACAGAGTCATCGTAATTTGGAGCATAATTACATAGCTTTGACATCTCTATGCACAATCGTGCCTGATCTCCCATTAACTTATTGATGTTGGTCAACGCAACTGCACGTTGTCTCAACACTTCATTAATTTTTTCTTCGATCGAGATGTCTTTAGAATCTGCCATCAGTATTCACCTACGTCACATATAAGTATGTGATCGTTGATTTTATGATCACATTGGCCAATCCAAACCTGTAGAATTCTTAAATTCACTAGCTGCTGCATTCTTTATATTCAATTTATCAATCACCGATTGAGCAGATGCATCAGACTTTGTGAGTTCATTTTGAAATCTTTTTGATGCAATCAGTGCTGCAGCAAACTGTTTCATTTCGTTCTGAGATCCTTTTATCTTCATCTGAACTTTGTTGCCAATCAACCACGCAGCAACTCCTGCAAGGAATAACTTTGAAGAAGTGGGAACATACAAATTTTCGCTAATATCTGATTTATCTTTACTCATGCACTTTAAATATCAATGGGCACACAGTTTGTGCCCATATTTTTATGTAAACCTACGCAATCTTGCAGGTGTATTTGGACGTTGTCCTCTCAACTCTCTCATGTCAGGTGAATTATTATGTGCAGCTCTTGTGATATAATCATCACTCTTTTCGCTTGCCTTCCTTATTTCTTCGCCTACTCGTTCGATATACCACATCCGCTCAGCTATGGGCATTTGGTATATATCGGTTCTTGTGAATCCAAGGTAATAGGCAAGCAAAAAGAATTGTTCAAGCTGAACATCAGCCTTCATTTCAGTTGTCAGGCCAAAAAAACGTTGCGCCAATAGGCACGTCCACCTCACTATGTTCTCCACATGCGCTACATGAGTATTCAGACTTCATTTCAATTCCTGGCTCCATCTTTGCAATGTGTTTTCTAATGATCGCAGAGTCACGTGCCGGCATGTTCCTGATGAAGTTCAAGATCGCGCCTGAATCACTTCTACCGTTCACAGAAATAATTGCGCGTTGTAGTCGTGAAGTGATGAGATTGTCAATTTCACCACCCAGCTTCTTCTTCTTTATCTCAGCTGAGGCAGTCAGCTCTTCCTCATCACGACCCGTCAACAGTCTAAATTTTACAGTGACCTTACTCATTGGCAGTGTGATAGTGAAAATATTTTGTCCTAGCATCTCTGGATCTTCTTCTAGGAATTTAAGTGGTAATTGCGTAAGATCAAATGTATATTTTTCCTTATTATCACATGCAGGACATGTCACCTCAACAGGATACTCATTTCCATACCCTGTGATTCGTAGAGCAATCATGAGTGCATTTCGATCACCACTAAGTAGTTCCTCAGGGTTGATACGCTTGTCAACCAGACAAGAACGTATGAGGTGTGTGATGACTGTACCCTTCTTGATCAGTGCACGTGACATGAGGATATCCTCCTCTTTCGCAGTCATAGCACGTATCTCAACCTTGTCAACACCATGAAGTGGTGAGTCGACTGGATATGTCTTACCTCGTGATGGTAGTGGTACAATGTCTACTGGAACCTGAAAACCCAGATCGTTTGCCTGCGTGTGTTCTGTTGGTAGACCCATAGATTGGGCGTTGAATATATTATTTGAGTCTCTTTTCGTGTCGTTCATATACAATCCTAAGACTGACATGTGGATAATACACACATCGTCATAATCGTACATACACTACACGTAAAAAACTTACCTTCTCATCAAAGAACGTGCTATGACAAACAGCATGAATGCCTTACGACGTAGACGTTGTGGCTCTTCACCATCCAATTGCGAAAGTAAAGTGTCAATTTGACGAAAATGTGTACACACACGATCAAGCACTTGCAGATCGTTTGTGGGCCGCGGCTGTCTACGAAACAACCACAGCAATCTGTCTAGGTACACCCCATTAGATCATCTCATCTTCATCATCAAGTCGTTGTTTAGTTTCTGACTCGTCAAAATCAGATCCTTCCATTTTTTCACCTGGTTCAACTCCATCTACATCAACCTCAAATAAACCTAATCTTTCTACAAGATCAGCTATCCTGTGCCCACCTTGTCTACGCCCTGTCTCATATGGATCAAAGTTGAGATCAACACGTGGTTGTGCTCCAAAGCCAATTCCTGCAAATCCAACAGTCATCGTGCCCATGTGACCACGTTCTGCAGACTCTGTCAACACGACACGTGCACCATGACTACGTGCAACTTCAGTGACTATATGCACCGCGTGTCTATTACGTTTGTCATTATTGACGTCGTCAACATCATCATACGTCAAAGTGATGGATCGTGAATGTGGATTGACGCTGAATGTGCAATCAAATTCTGACTGCTCAAGGAGTGTCGTGATGTCTTCACCCAACTTATTTAGCGCTCGAGTGATCTTAGCATTAGTTCCACGTGCTGATTCGTGGAGTGCATTACGTCGCAGTGCAACGTCGTGTTTGATCACGTCACTTGCAACGGTTGAACCATCAACGTCACGTTTTGTAGTAGCCCACTCAAAGAGGTGTGTGGGTAGTGAATCATCAGAATCGTCATCGTATGAATTATGCATGCAGTTAACTATCAGCCACATCACGGTTTGTTACCACGAAAGACAGCCAGTTCAACCACACATAGTAGTACGATCCACAATTAGGACAACAGTGATCTATGAAGTCTGACTTCCACTGAAGATCACACTTGACACACTTGTGGTGACGATTCAATTTAATTCACCTTCCTGTAGACAAAGATACGTGCAAACCAATCATTTCTAGGCATGAGTGAGTAGTGATCTATGATCTCACCTGAAGACGACTTATCTTTATACTTGGGCCACAATAAATCTATAGCAGATTCACGTAGAAGCATGATCTTGTCTTCCACGATGGGTATGAAGTTTGCATTTGTTTCTTTATCCCAGGAATCAAGCCAAAAGCTAAATACCATGGCATGATCACGAAACTTTGATTTCATCAATGTCTCATGGACGTAATAAGGATAACCATCACGTGTGAACATGTCATCATCAAGTGAGTTTATGTCACGTAGCGTAGACATTTGTATCAATCATACAATGATCACATCATCATTTACAGGACAATCCTCGTAAGTCTTTGAATGATGACTTACAGATGTGACACGTTGTAGTCATGTGGACAATGTACAGATTTTATGGACCATTTGTTTAAAAAAGGATGTATGTCATCTTTTCGTGACAAGTACAAACATATTAGTCTTTAGAATTCAAGTTTCCGTGCAATTTACGATGACAATCGCGACATAGAGGTATACCTGAAACATCTGCATCGATGTGATACTGCGCTATCATATCAGCGATACGTGACTTAATATCAAAATCATCGTGAAGCAGAGGATTCATCATGTCAACGAATTTATTCACGATCGTGGCATATTCCTCAACGTCGTGATGTACGTCCAATGTGGAATTCTTCACATCGTGTTCGTGCACGCCACATGTGTTGCAGCGGTAGTTATTTGCTGCACGGCGGGCATCGTGCCACTGACAATATGCCTTACGTCTTCGTGTTAACTCACGGATGTGTGACGTGCCACCCTTCCACTGCGAATGATCAGCACCTAGAAGTGTTGGAATCGTGCCGTTGTGACGGTTTTCACGCATGACCCTAGATCGATGTTCTCGAAGAGATTTATTTGTCATGATCGTCTCTGACGCTTTTTTAGCTGCAGATGCAATACGTGCATCTGATTCTTTTGTTAGACCTGCACACCAAGATGATTTACCTTGACGTGCCGCCGCGATCTTAGCACGTGTTTCGTGTGTGTGCGTATTACCAGACATTGGATTATTGACACGATTTTGGTGCCCTGGGACAAAACTTGAAAAACCACGTTGCCAAGTATTAAATTTCACTTCTTCACCACACCTACATGCACAGGTCGGTCGGATACAGTTTAATTTGTACTCGACGTAAAAATTTTCGGCAGATATCTTGTGCTTCCTACCGACATGCTTTCTTAAGGCATCATCATTGTCAAATTTTTTTTCACACCGTGTGCACTCATGTTTCCCCATAAGAAAAGCCCTATATAAAATATATAGGGCCTCACGAAGATTTTGTTCAATGATATTGAAATATGACCTGACAGTAACTGTCAGGTCATATCAATATATCAAGTTAAAGAATTACTCAGTACTGAAGAACAGCCAAGTCATAGCGTAGTGTGATAGCAATTTCCATTGCATCAGCTGCACTGTAATCAAGATCATTGAAATTTGATTCTGTGATGAATGCACCTTTTATATCCCACAGCTGCACGACTGTTCCAATTGGATCCAACATCTTCAACTGACAATCACGCTTGTAGAAGTCAGCGTAGCCAGCGCGGCCTGACACTGCCTCAAACGTCGTACGTACCCACTCCATCACCTGCTGTGCACCAGAGGGTGCGATGGGATCATACAGCACGACGGAAATTGTCTGAAATTCCTGCTTACCTGCAAGGTAACGCTTTGAATTCATCCAGTCAATCGTAATTTCATTCTGATTGAAGTTTGGTCGTGATGCTGTCTTGATAAGATACGCATCGATACCTTCAATTGCAAACAACCAACGGTTCTTGCGCAGGGGCTCAAACTTGTTTGGAATCATTGTTGCGACGTCTAGTGTTTCTGCCATAATTTAGGTGTCCTTGTTACTGTTAAATATCACCACGTTTCAAATCATTCACGCAAATTTGCGTTCATTTATGTCTCTTTCCTTCGACGATCATCACGCTCATTGGAACGTCACCCTTGATGACCCTGTGCCACGTGCCTCTTGGTATGGTGTAGGTGTGTCCTTCACGTAGGCTGATGGGTAGTTGATTGTCAAACTGTATGTACCAACCGCTGCCTTCCATGACTGTCACTTCCCTGTCTGTTGGGTCGCGATGCCACACGTATTCATCTGATGAAAGACGATGATCAAATTTTCTCAGTATGGTGTCGTCTGAAAGCCTGCTGTCTACAAATGGTCTCTGTGGTTGATATTCGTGAACATGATTACTTTTCATGTAGTCTTCACATCCACAATCGTGGTCACGCGAGACAGATTCATTCTTTTTCTTGGCCTTCTTCACTGTGGCCCAAGGCTTTGAAGGTGTTGCTGCATTGACACGTGCCATCGCCCACTGATGCTGTGTCATGCCCTTGCGCGAGCCTGAAGTTGCCCATGCCGCTAGGCCCTTTCTATATTCAGACTTTACTGAACCTGGTGTTAGACCACGTTTCTTTGCCTTATTCGTCAACGTCTTTTCTGTGCTCTTGCTGAGCTTCTCTTCGATAATTTGACTTATGTCGTAGATACGTGATTCTTTTTGTGTGTCTGGGCGGGGAACGTTTTTAAAGCCAGGCTTATCACGCTTGCTACCTTCGGGTGCTGAGTATTGTGGCGGATGTGATGATTTACTCTTTTTGCGCTTCTTGTTGCTACGCTCACTTACTCGTTTAATCTCATCACCCGGCACCATGATCATGTCATCAGGTCCTTCTGGGTCAATTCCAACAAGTGGACCACGTGCATTGGGAATAGTGACGACGCCTTCCTTACCTTTTGCCCTTACTTTTGAACCCTTCTTGAATGCTTCACCAAGCATCCCATCGATGATTAAGGTTTCTAGTGGTATGTCGTCAAAGTTATGCATGCTCACTTGTCTCTTGTTTTTCCTGTCGTTACTATCTCTGCCGCTCTTGCTGCAGCATATGGTTCAGTTGCCCAATCGAATGCACCTGCACCCACGGCCTTCTTCTTCGAGCCACCTGACTTTGCAAGTGAAACAATTGAACCTGCAGACGCAGTGTATTCTTTACCCTTGTACTTACGAGTTTTTGTCTTAGTTGCCTTCTTCTTCTTTGCTTCGATGATTGCACCTGAAGCACTGTCATACATGGTCTGTACTGAGTCTCTATAGTCTTGTATTCTAGTCAATACTGAATCAATGTCGTCTACAATCATTGTCCAGTCTTCGTCTGCGCCGTGTGGTGAATTATATTGAAGATTTTCAATT